TAATGCAACAGAAACTTGGGCCAATGCAGTTAATTTAGGACTTGGTGAGATCGATCAACCTGGCCTTTACACAATGGAAAATCGTGGATCAGAGCCAGACACCATTTACAACATTTTAAGTTTAATCGCCAACTCAGCCTTTGGATATTTATATGAGGATAATGCTGGCAACATAGGTTATGCCGATGCTGACCACAGACAGAATTATCTATTGACCAATGGTTATGTTGATCTAGATGCTGGTCATGCTTTAGGTTCTGGCTTATCTACAGTAATGCGATCAGGTGATGTTCGAAATGATGTTTTGATTAATTATGGTAATAACTTTGGATCTCAGGAAACTGCTACTAGTCCAGAATCAATTGCCCTGTATGGTTACAAAGCCGAAAGCATTAATTCAGTTTTACATTCAGCAGTAGATGCTCAAGCTGTGGCTGATAGATACATAGCCCAAAGAGCCTTTCCACAACCAACTTTCCAATCAATCACATTCCCAATAACTAACCCTGAAATTGATAACTCAGATCGAGATGCTTTATTAGGTGTCTTTATGGGCTTGCCAGTTTATCTAGCAAACCTACCAACTCAAATTTCTGGTGGAGCATTTGAAGGTTATGTTGAAGGCTGGTCATGGAGCACTCGCTTCAATGAGTTGTTTTTAACGATCAATGTTTCTCCAGTTGCATTTAGCCAAGTGGCGATGCGTTGGAATACAACTCCAGCCACAGAGGCATGGAACACTTTAAGCCCAACATTAACTTGGGAATACGCTACAATAGTCGCATGAGGATAGGATAATATGGCAACCACTACCAATTATAGCTGGACTACTCCAGATGACACCGCGCTAGTAAAAGATGGCGCAGCTGCTATTCGCACACTTGGTTCATCTGTTGATACCACAGTTAAGAACTTAAACCCTGAAACAACTCTTGGCGATATTGCTTATCGCTCATCTACTGCAAATGTTAAAACCAGATTAGGACTTGGAACAGCTGGTCAAGTATTGACTGTAAATTCTGGCGCTAACGCCCCTGAGTGGGTTACACCTGCTGCTGGCGGTGGCATGACTTTAATATCTGAAACTGTAGCAAGTGCCTTAACAACTTTATCTTTATCATCAATTCCACAGACATATAAGCAACTTTTATTAGTGTGGAATGGTGTTGGAGTTAGCGCTTCGACAACACAATTTTCAATTAGATTAAACAATAATAGTGGTGCGGTTTATGCTGAGGCCGTTGGTTTTATGACTAATGTAAATCCTGATGTAGAAATTGGCGCAAAAACTTCTATGGCAAATGGGTATTCTTTTGCTTCAGGCGCTTCTTCAGCAAATCTACAAGAAAAAGCAAATGGAATGTTGTTAATTGATAATTATACATCTTCTACAAAATTAAAATTCTATCATATAGAAACAAGTTATTATGATGCAGGAAATACTAATAGAACTTTTGTTGAAGGTAGCGGAACTTTTAATTCAACAACTGCAATAACTTCAATTGATATGGTAAGACTTTCAGCAGGTGGAACTTTTTCTAATTCTACAAACACAACAATCAGATTGTATGGGTTATCATAATGAGTAAATTAATTGTTAATTGTGAAACAGGTGAGGAAACTTTAAGAGAATTAAATGATGAGGAATTAGCCCAACAAGAAATTGATGAGGCTAATATCGCAGCAGCAAACGCAATTCGTAAAGCCGAAGCCGAAGCAAAGGCAGCCGAAAAGCAAGCATTACTTGACAGACTTGGCATTACTGCTGACGAAGCAAAATTGTTACTTGGCTAATGAAGCCTTACCTATCTAAAGCTGCTGATACTTTAAGAGATCAGATTAATCATGCCTTTGTGGATCGGAGCAGGAAGGCTGATGGATGGATCGGTGATCTTAAGCATCAATCAAGAAAGTCCGATCATAACCCACGACCATCAGGTGAAGTATGCGCGATCGATATTGACGCTGGCTTATCTGACGAACAAGGGATTAGTCATGCTCTGGCAGATCAACTTCGACTCACAGCAAAAAAAGATAAGCGTATATCTTACATAATTTTTAGCAGGAAAATATGCTCAAGAAAATCATTATGGCGATGGGTTCCTTATAGGGGTTTGAATTCCCATGAAAAACATATTCATATTTCTTTCAAACCAAATCAAACTGGCGAGAAGTTTAACATACCACTACTGAAAGGCAATTAATGAAACTATCTAAAAAACACAAAGCAGCAATTAAGTCATATTTGAGAGCTGTAGCAGCTAGTGGAATAACAGTTGCTTTAGCAATAGTGGCTGACATTCATCCAGCCTATGCAACATTACTTGGTGCTGTAGTTGCTCCAGTAGCAAAAGCATTAGATCCAAAATCGGGGAGTGAAGCGGATTATGGTCTTAGCGAAAAATGACACCAAACGAATTAGTCGCATTTGGCGTTGGCGTTTGCAGTATCGCAACCGCACTATTGTTGGCTCTACGATGGGTTATTAAAAGTTTTTTAAGTGAACTTAAGCCCAATTCTGGCAGCTCTATGAAAGATCAAATTACTAGACTTGAACAGCGTGTTGATGATCTGTTCACCTTAATCAGTAAGCGATAATTTCTGCTATGGCGAACACACGAAAACGCACACCACGCAAAAAGGTTAATCGGAGAGTAGTTCGCCAAACTCCTGAGCCTTTAAGTAAATTAGAGGTTTTCTATATTGCCAAACATGAAATGTTTAAGGCTGCACGCAAAGCTGGATTTAATGAGTCATGTGCGCTTTATCTAATGGATAATCCTGAGTCTATGCCTGACTGGATCGTAGGCGACAAAGGGATCATCCCAACTATTCCTACTCCAGATGAGGATGACGATTAAAGCCAATCGTAGGTATTTAGTAACGCCAGATTTACAAATTCCACTTCACCATCCAAGAGCTGTTGCCAATCTTATTAAAATGGCAAAGCATGAGAAATTTGATTATGTTTTAAATGTTGGCGATGAAATGGATCTAGGTTCACAAAGCCGTTGGGCAAAAGGCACGAAGTTAGAGTTTGCTGAAACATTAGATGAGGAAAGAAAACTAGGCCAAGAGATCCTTTACGATCTAGGCACGACCGATATTGTCCGGTCAAATCACACAGATAGAATTTATCAAACATTACTCAAGGGTGCGCCATCACTTATTGGATTACCAGAATTGGCTTATGACAAATTTATGGATTTTAGCAGCTTAGGGATACGATTCCACAAAAGAGCTTATGAGTTTGAAAAGGGCTGGTATTTGGCTCATGGCGATGAAGGCAACATGTCTAAGCACGCAGGTATCACAGGCCTTAATTTGGCCAAGAAATGGGCTAATAGCGTGGTTTGTGGCCACTCCCATAGGCAGGGTGCTGTAAGGCATCAAACTGGCTTAAACGGCCGTTATTCAACGATTTGGGGTATAGAAGCCGGTCACCTCATGGACATGCGAAAGGCGAGTTACCTAAAATACAACTCAGCCGATTGGAATATGGGATTTGTGGTGCTTAGTTTTGGCAAAAAAGGCCATCAAGTAGAGCTGATACCAGTCAATCATGACGGATCATTTACATATAATCGAAGGACTTATGGGGCGTGAAACCGATTATCACGAACGCACGATTGATGACCATATCGACGACTTTGAGGATATTGGCGTTATCTAATCGTTATAAAACACGCGCTAAGAAGTTATTGCGCTGTCGGTAAATCCAGTCATACTAATCCCAACGCAAACAAATGTTTTGCGGAACGGGAGCAATAATGGAAATACTAGGAATGTGGTTATTAATTGCCGGAAGCATGGCAGTTGCATGGTGGCTAATAAAGCACACAAATAATGAACACTACGAAAATGGGTATTGGTCTGGCCGTCAGGATGGGTGGCGTGCTAGTTTGGAACACCAAGAGCGTGTAAGAAAAATGAAGTTAGATCAGGTTTTTGATTATGACAAGAACTGAAAAACTGCTACAAGATGCGCTCGCACTTATCCACGAACGAGGAATGCAGTATGGTCATCCAGCAATCCAAATGGATCGAATTGCCAAACTATGGTCTGCGTATCTTGGTTATCCAATCACATCAAATCAAGTTGCAGGCTGTATGGTCATGCTCAAACTCAGTCGCAGCGTTGAAAGTCCAGAAGTTATGGATCACTACCAAGACGCAATTGCGTATATTGCGATCTCAAAAACCTGCCATGAATACATGCAGGACAAAGACTTTGAATGGGAGCACTAAAAATGGGTTTTAATTTAGATGATTATGAGGATGTGGCAACGCTTAATAAATGGTTTATTCAAAATTTTCCGTTGGGTCGATCTGACTTATCGGTAATTAGCCACGACCCCAAAGATGGTTACATTTTGATTCAAGCTACTTTATGGAGAGATCAAGACAACCCAAATCCAGCTGTATCTAATGTGGCTTTTGGATCAAGAGAAACTTATATTCAAAACATGAAAAAGTTTTATGTTGAGGATACTGCGACTAGCGCATTAGGTAGAGCAATTATTTTACTAAAAGGATCTGACAAAACAGCCACGAAGGATGACATGAAAAAGGTTGAAAAGTCTGAGCCTAATCAATATGAAAAGAAATTACAGGAAAGGCGATATGGAGCGCCCGGCACTAAATCCGCAGCTGTTGAGGATGCTTTAAGAGCTTCATTTGCAGTCGAAAATAAGCAAGATGATCCACAGGCTTGGTCAGTTGCTGAAGCAGTTGATGCGATAGGCAGTTCAACACCCAAAGAGCCACCTGCTTGCGAGCATGGTCATATTCTTAAACAAGGTATCTCTAAAACAGGCAAGCCATATTACGGATATGTCTGCAAGGGCAAAGTTACCGAACATGCTAAATGGGCAAAGATGACTG